AATGGATACAACGCCCCGCTGTCGATCTTGAACAGCGCCGCCGCTGCCTCGATATTGCCCGCCTCTAGCAACCGGACCAGCGCCGCCGTGTCGATTGCACCGCTGGCTTTTGCCATCGCCTCGGTGAACGCCTTGCGGATGGCTGCGGTTTGGGTCCGCAACAGGCTTTCTAAGCGGCGTTGCTGTGGTGTCTTGGCCATTTAGGCGCGCTCGAAATGCGAGACGATCTTGCCAGCGCGATAATCGGTCATGGTGAAGCAAGAATAGTTATGCCTGCCCCCGAAACTTCCACCGTTGTACGTTTCGAAGTCGATTGAGTGAAGTGCGGCCCCGTGCTCTGCAAGTAGGTCCAGAACCTTTTGCGCCAAATCGTCGGGGTGAATTGATGGAGTGCTCATGGCGCGGGCTTTATTTCAATACGCACTAGCTCGCCGACAATCTCAATAACTATACCGCCATGATCTTCGGGCAATGAACAAATAACCGCCGTAAGCGCCTCGTCCCAACCATTGCGAATTCCGTAGGATGGTCTGGTTTTATTATTGGTTCCGATAGCGTCAAATTTTAGTGTCATGTGGTGGTTCCTTCCACGCGCTTAGGCCGCACGGATGCGGCGTTTCGTTGAATTGTCGGGGGTGGTTAATCCTCAAGCATAACCTCATGTTTTACCTCAACGCCGGAAAACAGCAGTGTCTCCACGCTTTCGACCTGCAAGAACTTCGTGGCGCTGGTCACGTCTGCGCGTGTCACGTTGATCGCGATGTAATCCGCCTTGGTAGGCTTAACACCTAGCGCGCCGATTGTCAGCATGGTTTTAGTGACGCCGATCAACATGCCAGACGCATCACGCATCATTATGGGCTTTGGCGATACCAGAATATCATAATCAACGGGGCTGGTGTTCACTGGCACATCTGGATCAGTCTGCACAGCGCCTTTGCGCCGCAACACGCAGGGCGTTCCGATGCTGGCGATACCCTCGGCCACATCCTTTGCGGCCGCTATTGCCTCTGCGCTCATGACCGAAACAACGTCTTGGTATTGCCGCCGATGAATGGCCTCATCATTCCGTCGATCCGCGTGCTTTTCGGAACCTGCGAGCCGCCCTTGCGCCCGGTAAACTCCCACCGAATATCGCCAACGCCTGTCAGCACCTTGTCGCCTGCATCGCTGTAGGTCTTAGAAAACACGCCAACCGTTACCAACTCCAGCCGCGCCGCCTCATACGTTGCGGCCTCTACGGCGTCTGGCAGGGGGTCCACGAACGCGGGGATGAACCGCGCCACATACTCCGCCGCGATGTAGTCACCAGCCCGCACAAGCGCCGCCTCTGCGTCTGCGTCGGTCGCTGCTGTCGGCGCGCTGTCTCCCCTTGCAAGGGCGTATGCGCGGAATGATGCAAGATCAGCCATTACAAGCCCGTGAAAATGGCCGCTTTGACCATCCCGCGCATGTCCTGAATATTGGTCCCCTTGGGGATCTCAACGCCGTGGGCTTCGGCCATGTCCCGCAAGTCGCCCTTGCTCATGGCGTCAACCGTTTCCGGCGTGAACGCTTCGGGTTCCGCTGGTGATGGTGCGCCCGCTGCCTGCGCCGTGTACCGCGACTGCATGTCTAGCTGTTGCTTGATGTTCATATTCATTCTCCGCTGTGCTTTGTGACGGGGCGAACAATGCCGCCCCGCTTCAAAAATCAGCCGTTTGTGACGATTGCCGCCAATGGGATCAGCTTACGATCAATCACGCGGTCCCAGTTTGCAGCCAAACGAAGCTGCGCCAAGGTGGCGTTGCCGTCTGTGAGCGTGGTGTTGGTAAACGCGGTTCCGAACGGATGGATAACCCAAGACTTGCGCTCCCAAAGCGTCTCAATGCCTGCGCCGTTACCCTGAGCCGCTTCGCGGTCCAGTTCCACCGGAACCTTCGGGCTGCGCTCGCCATAGCCGATGAGGCCAGTGCCAAACAGGTAGCTGGTGTAGGTCGCGGCTGCATCGCTGCCGCCCGTGCCTGCTGCGGCTGTCATGGGCAGGCTGTCATCGACAACTAGACGGCGGCCAAGGAAAGACGGGATTGTAAGCTGCCCGTTGCTGTCTGCAAGGAAATCAATATCGTCATTATCGACCATGCGCTTGGCGACAACGGAATGCACGGCGAATACCGCATAATCGTCATAGTGGTCGCCAGACGTAAACGCCGCTGCGGTGAATACTTCGCGCCCGAACAGGGTTCCGGTCGCAACATCTGCATTGGTAGCGCCCGCCACGTTGTTGACCATATCGCCATCGTCGTTTGCGACGTTGTCAGCAATGACGCCTTGCAGCGATGCAATCGTGCGGCGCTGCCACTGGCGCATCCAATAAGTGCCGAAGCGATTGCGAACCTGTTGCATGGGGTCAGATCCGGCAAGTTCGCCTGTCATGTCCGCAGACGAATAGCCTTGGTTCAGGCTGGCCATGCGCGCGACCTGCGTGCCTGTCGTTACCTTCGCAGGAACGGCAATGTCGGTTGGATCGTCGGTGCCGTAGTTCGGCTCATCGGATGCGTCCAGATCCTTCCAGAACGGCAGTTCAGCAATGCGCCCGCCGTCTGAGAACATGCCAGCAAGCGCGGGGTTTGCAACTGCGATACCGCTGTCAAAGAAAACAGTCTTTTCAGGGCCGTTTACAGCCGTGTATGAGGAGTAAACCTCAGGTACATATACGTCAGAGATTTGTGTGGTAGCCATGAGGCTTTCCTTTCGAGATTATGTGCCAGCTAATTGCCGGAATGTTTCGGGGTCGCTGTGGAATAGAGCCGTGCGCTCTTTGTCGCCCATCTTTGCGAATGTCTCCGCATTAGCTGGGGCGTTGCCGTTCTTGCCACCCGTTGCGCCGCCGCCTGAAGCGGGGGTCACGAAGTCCTTGCCTTCACCAGCGGCCCATCGCTTAACGTGATCGACCAAGGCCAGCGGCCCCATGTCGGTATCCACGAAGGGCTTGCCATCGTCGCCAATCTTCACATCGCCTGCCAGCATTGTGCGCGCCGCTTTTGCAAATGACGTGTTTGTGACGCCTGCGCCGTTAAGCGCGTCTGTCAGATCACGGTCAAGTGCGTTTTTCAGCGCTCGGCCTTGCTCGGCTTCGTACTTGCCCTTGTACTCGTCGCGCTCGGCTTCGAGTGTCTGGCGCAGTTTGATAAGCGCGGCCTCGTCGGCTTTCCCGTCTTTGAGTTTTGCCCACTTTTCAGCGTCAAAATCTTCGGGGAAGTCCTTGGCGAGCGCCTTGGCCGCATCGCGCTCGGAACGTGCCGCATCGCGGTCGGCCTTCGTGCGCTCATATGCTGATTTGAGATTGGCAACATCGGGGTGATTGTCTACGCCGGAAACCTGCAAGACGAACTTGCCGTCTGTTTCGGTGTAGAAAGGCTTAACAGCATCATCAATGCCGTCGAGGGTGTCGAGAACAGTATGCAAAGCCATCGGCTTAATTCCTTTAGATTATGGGTGTGGCCTCGCCACGGTGATTACGGGGTCTCGCCCCGAATATCGCCGCCCTCAATGAGGGCGTATTCTTCGTCAAACGTGCGTTCTTGGCTGGCAATACCGCCCGCCTGAATGCGCTCGTAATATGTCTCTTGTGCAAGCCCGCCGCTTTCGACCAGTGCGAACAGCGCAACGGCCTCTTGTGGCGTGAGCGTGGCGTCTAGCAGGTCTTTAGGCGGCGTGACCGTGATGGCCTCGATTACCGCGTCCGACTGCCCCAGCATCCGCGCGATGTTGCGCAATGACGCCTCCAGCAATGAGCAGGATGATTGTGCGACCGTCTTTAGGTTTGCCGTCTCTGAGCGGAACCGCATCTTGCGCGCTGTGCCGGATTCATTGGCCTGCCCCGATTGCTCGAACAGCCGCGCGCCCGCTTGAATGGCAATTGTCCGATTATCTTGGATTGCCTCAAGGTGCGCCTGAATGCCTGCGCAGGTTGGCGAGACGTATTTCAGATCCGGCGTTGTGTTGTCATCGCCTAGCATTTCGTGAACCACGCCCGCGCCAACGGCGGTGGGTGC